CTTGAGGCAAACACCTATTCGCTTGACTCTAGATTCTATGAGGTCAGTTATCCTCAGTTGGGTTCTAACCCATCTGAGATAGCTGATTCTAGACTAGGTCAACTAGGATTGTTTTGGGCTCTTCTGGAACTACGTGAGAACAAGGATCTCATATTTGAAGCTGATGAGGATTACCTGAACCTTAAAAAGGGTTCAGCCCCATCATTGCGTCTCATATCGGGATCTCTTGATGCTCGCCTAGAGCCAGTACCAGAGCCGGGTCTCAAGGTTCGCGTAGTAACTATCACGGACCTTGCGCCCACGTTGGTCGGTGCTGTTAGTCGTCATTGTGTCGATGATTTACTCCTCGACCTCGATGACTTCAACAAGATAGGACTAAGATCAAAGGTTAAACTTTATGATTGGATGGTCCACCTTAATGTCAAAAGACATTCTGGTGTCTCCGATTCCAAACTTAATGCTTTAAGCTTTGAATATGGTGCTTCTGTTGATCTAACTACCGCCACAGACACTCCGAGTCGTCAAGTTGTTCGATCGGTTCTTCTAGGTGTATCAGATGTTGCACGTCCTTGGACACGCAACCTGGTTCGCCTTGGAATTGATCTAGCAACGTCCACAAGGAGGTTTGTCTATAAAGGTGGTGTAATCAATAAGTCCCACTATAGTGGAATTATGATGGGCGAAGGTCTTACAGGAATTTTCCTGAATACCTGCTCATCGCTTATTCGATACACCCTCCCTCAGTTCGTTGAGTATTTTGGAGATTATAGAGGCCAATGCGTCGAAGACGCTGACCAATATATCATTCGAAATACTGAACGCATCCAGCTCTTTTTTGATCGAGTAGTAATCAATAGATACACTAATCCATCAATCCAGAGTGGGGACGACCTTTGTGTTTTTAGCCATGTACCTGTTAGTAGTCATTTGATGTGCTACTACAGGATACTTGGTTTCAAACCAAGTGTCGACTCCTGGTATGAAAGTAAGTCTTTTCTTACTTTCACTGAGGAGATCGCTATTCGTACTAAGGACTCACAAGGGTGGACTTTTGTCGACTGTGTGAAGCCCCGTCTCTTTCGACCACTTGATGTGGGAGGGGAGACGGCGGTCGCATCTCGAGTTAAGCAGATCGGGGATTCCCTGAAATACATTAACAATCACGAGGTGACGGATCGCTTAGTCCCTTTAGTGGACAAGATGATCTCATCTTGCAGTTCGTTGGAGAGGGTCATTAGAAGACGGTCTATTCCTGTTGGTTTACCAACATGGTTGGGTGGCTTAGGCCATCCAATCGGTCTAGAACCCGGCTATCTACTGACTGTCGATCAACGTTACCGCGATCTGATGAGATTCTTATCTTTGTCGGATTTCGAGAGCCTAGCGGAAATATTCTGCATCGGCGAAATTCTTGATGATAGTGACGATGATCGCCTCTTCAT